TGAATGACGCGAGACCAGATCACCGAAAAGTGCTGGAAGTTTTGTGTGGAACACCTGGGTATCAAACGCGAGTCCTTCAACGAGGACTCGGATTTTCACGTTGATTTATACACCGATCCATTGGACCACCGGCAGTTTATCGATTTCTTGCTCGATGAATTCGAGATCGAGGTGACTGACGAGGAAATGGATGATGTCCTGATCTTCCGGGACCTGGTGGACCTGATCGAAAGTAAAACGCGATGAAAACGTGGATACTTGTCTTGACTGTCTGGTCGAGTGGTGCGTTTGGACAGACGGTTCATGACAGAAATGGTGATCTCATCCTACGCCTGTCACGCGTCGATGGCCGCACCGTGGCGCACGACGCGATAGGCGATCTGGTCGGTACTTGGAAGCAAGAAGGCGGCTTCCTCGTGCGTCGGGCACCGGATGGCGCATTGCTGGAGAGGGTACGACGCTGATTTTCTTGACTGATCGCGAAAACATGCTACGATTCGGTTCTGCACAGCAAGGAACCGAGTGTAACAAATGAGTAACGTTGCTCCGACTTATCGATTCAGGTTTTTTCGCTCACCGGAAGTCTCGATTGATTCCTGGGTCGAACATGAGACATTCGGCAGGATCAATTACCGGTTGGGGTCTGAGAACGGCATGGGCATGCTGGCTCATCTGATTCAATCCACTGGTCAGCCGGATGGCGACATCGTCGCCACCGAGGTCAATCGCAAGGTGCCGTTGGTTCAGTATCTCGAATCATTGTATCGCCTGGCGGAACATCGCGCGCCGTTTCCGGTGCCACCATCGGCGGTCTCGCGGGCGTTGCGCGTGCTCGCGAAAAACCCTCAGTCGTGGTTGACTATTTCGTGCAAGCCCGACCTTTTGGGGCGCGACCTGGTCACCCTCGAAGGTGGTCAGGCTATTTTGACCTTCGCTGGTGCGACGATGCTGACCGGGCTCGATAGCGGTGGTCAGAGCGTGACTCTGTCGGTGAACCAGCGCGAGGCGTTCGAAATCCTCCGGACTGCACCTCGGAAATGGCTCGATCTCAATGGTCGCACCAAGAATTTCATGATCGTCTGCGGATGGGTGGAAATCAAGGAAGGGATGCCGACACTCACCCACCTTGGCCAGCAAATCTCTGATCGAGCGAATGCCTCGCCCATCGTGAAGGACGGGATCACGGAGGTGCAGTGCCAGGCATTCGAAACCGCCTCCAGGCGACCGTACAAGTGGATGGATGATGTCCCGGAGAGAACCGCCAAGGCCATGATCGCGTCCGGCTGGATCATCGTTCGCGACGATTTGCCACGGTTGACGGATGAAGGCCGACGCGTCTACGACTCGCATCTCGTCGAGACCACGCGAAAAGCCGCCTGACGGGGTGTCATGGGATTGAGGTCATAATGTCAACTCACGCTCTCTCATACGCGGGCGGCGGCTTCGCCATCGCCTCGATCCTAGTCGGCCTCGGGGGTGATCATTTGTCGATCTGCAACCGTATTGGACATGGCTTCAACAAGGGCATGGCATGCGCCTTCGCTTTGTCAGCAGTCACCGTGTTCCTGCTCAACGTCTTCGCTTAGATTAAGCGAAATGCTGGCGCTGGTTCTTGATTTCCTTCGCCATGTCGCCGAGATGGAACGGCAACACCTTGATGGCTCGCCTGCCGTGCTTGCAGAGCAAGCCTTTTAGTTGCGGGTTCCTGATTTTCGGGAAGCGAACCTCCGGCACCATCGCGGCGTCCAGTTGCGTCAGAATGTATTCGTAGCCGTAATAGAGGAACGAGGGGCATCCACAATGCACTCGTATATTCCCCGACCATAACAGGAGTTTCGCCGCGTCTGGCGCGCTCAATGTGGTATCCAGCACCTGGGCGTCCCATTCGACGAACTGAATGTAAAAATTCCAGGCGTTGATCCGGATCGGACTGGGCACGAAAAATTTCATCGTGTTGTCTTTGGTCTCGACATATTTCACATAGGGAATCAGGGGTGCGTAATCGCGATGCGGCAGATCACGCGGGTCGATGACATGAAGCATGTCCTTGTAGACCATCTCATCCAGCATGGCCGGATGATCGTCATGGAAATAAGGATGGCGATGAGGATAGTATAGAGTCATGTGGCTATTTACTAAAAAAACCCACCAGATCGAAAATCTGGTGGGTCAAGCCATCGAAATTAAGTCAAGTCAAGTCATGCCTTCATGTGAGAAGCTCGTCGCAGCGCGCCTTCGTTTCCTCCAACGATGTGGAGTGCCAGTCCGGTGCCTCGCCATAGCCGGTGTCGGCGGCGAGAAGCGACACGCCAAACCCATGATCTGCCGCCCATTGGACCGTCAGATGATGATCGTTCGAGATGATGTCCAAAAACCAGTACCCATCAGATTTCAATGGTTGGGTTTCTTGTCCCGTGATGCCTGGATGGGTGTTTCGTAGGTGGACCATCAGGCCGTCAAGTGGTGTCATGACTTTCTCCTTGTCAGATAGCGGAGCTATGTTGCAGGCGTCCGAGAATGCCTCGCACACGGGCTTCTTCATCATTGAGCACAACGTCGATGGGACGCTTGCGCAGAACCGGATGGGGTTCAAGCATGAACCGACGCGCCGACTCGTTGCACCGGGTTCGTAAATAACTGGCGCAATCATCAAAAGACTTTCGACGCGGAGCCGGAATTATACCTTCATATCGACGAGCCGTCAATGTAAGGTATTGACATCATAAATCGCCGCCGACATGGACTTGTCCGCCAATGACAGCTTGAACTGATACTGACTTCCGGCCTCCAACGTATCGTCGGCCTCGTCGCACAGATGCTTCAAGAACCCGCAGAGCAGGAACACCAGTTGGTCTTGTTCTTCCTGTTCCATGTAGCGGATGTCATCCGGCATCTCCACCAGCATGTTCTGCACCAGGGTCGCCAAAGCTTCGGTCACCTCGGCGGTTTCATGTTTGGTCGCTTCCAACCGCTCACTGAGCATCGCCATGGCATCCGGAACACCGACTGGATACGCGAACGATAATTTGTGTTGTTCATTCACATACAATTCGATGTGAGCCATGTCATCAATTTCCATAATTCCACTTCCATTATAAAAGCAATTTTTGAATGAGCGTTCGAAATCTTCCGGGAATGACCCCTGGTTCTTTCGCGTGGTAATAAGCGCAGTAGCAGCCGTGCGACGCATCCTGACCAAGACAGAACTCACACTCAAATGTCGGGAACGCCCATTGATCGAGCCGGATTAGCATCGATTTTGGAATACATGCTCTGAACAACCTCATCATCAAGATTATCATACGGTTGGTTCAATCACCAGACAAACTTATGAGAGCGAACTAAAATCAGACTGAATTGACGGGTCTCGCGAACTGCCGTAGTCTGACTCCATGGCGAGTATTCACCGAACGACATGCCCGCAATGCGGAGGTCCGGCCAGTTGGCATACCGATGACGGTGTCACCTACTGTGACGAGGCATGTCCACCAACAGTTCAGTATCCCGATTATCGGCCACCGGATCGACGCGGCGGCATCGGGGAAAATCACCCGTTTGAAAAACGGCGGGAGTCGAACCCGCCGTCCTAGTCTTACTGGCTCTTGTGATCGAGATTCTTTTCCAGCACCAGCGCCATCAGGGCGGTTAGCATCGTGCTACTGCTGTTGCCGGACTCGCCGCCTTCGCCGCCATTGATCATGATCGCTGGCACCAAGGGTTGCGTGGTCTTCTCGACCGCCTTGCCGAGGATTTCGGCGATAGTCTGCTTGATCTGCCAGACCGCGCCTTCTCCCGTGAACGCCGCCACCTTGGCTTCGATGGCGGAACCTTCGGCCTTGCCGACCGCCGCTATCGCCGTGGCCTCGGATTCACCATTCTGCACCGTCTGGTAGGCGTTCGCGTCGGCGGTCACCTTGATGCCCTTCGCGGCCTGCTCCTTGCGACGCAATTCAGCGGTCGCTTCGTTCTCGGCCACCTGAATTTTGATGTTGGATTCGGTCAGCGCCGCCTGCTGCGCCGCCGAAGCCTGCGCCTCATTGAGCTTCTGCTGTTCACCGGCAGCCGCGCGCTGCGCCACGTAGGTCTCCTGCTGTTCCGCCGCCAGTTGCCTGCCACGAATCTGGTCCAACAGGTTTTCGATCTTGGTGTCACCCTGCTTCGCCTTTGGCGTGCCGATCAACACTTCCATCACCTCGATGTTATAAGGCGCGAAGCGTTTTTGCATCTCGTTCTTGGCATCCATTTGCAGCTTCGAACGATCATTGATCAATTGTAACATGTTAAGATTTTGCGCGGCGTCCTTGAAATACGCCGACACCATTGGATCGATGGTCTGATCCACCAGCAATTTCACGGCGGCGAATTGTTGGATCAGTTTCGGCGCGTTTTCTGGACTGATGTGGATCACGATGGATAGCGGCAGGCAGGGCTCGAAGGCATCTTTCGTGATCAGGTTGATCTCGGCCAGGTTGCTGTCGAAGCCATGATCCTCGCGGCGTGATTCGATCCAGCGCAGAACGAAATTGGTGGTTGGCACATCAACCACTTTGTAAGCGTAGGGATTGAACGGATATTTGCCCGGTGGCAATGGGTCAGCCCAGACCCCTCGATTGCCTTTCTTGACCAACGTGCCGTGCTTGTAGTCAGCGCCGCTGACATCCTCGCCACTGCTGCCAGTATAGGAGATGACCACGCCAACGGTGCCGATGTCGATGATCTTCTTCGCTTTGGTTTCGACGGTCGCGAACAACCGATTGATCCAATAGGTCCCTTCGACAAGCACCTGTTCCTGACGGCCACGCCAGCCGCCAGCCGCGAGGAAGTGATCGATATCCTGGAAGCTGTTGTGGAACGTCGCGGTGTCGGTACGGTCCATGCCTACCGCTGGGGCGATGATAGTGCCATGTTCCAGAACTGGTCCATCCTGCACGGTCACCACGCCGATCACGTCCTCGGTATCGCGAATGATGACCGGCGAGAATCCTTCCCGCGTCTGGATGGTTCTCATCATGAGTTCGAGGGCTTCATGGTCCGCGCCGACATCAATCGCGTAGACCTTGTCGCCGGTCATCACCACGAACAACGCGGTGTTGATGGCGTAGACGCCTTGCCGGACGATCTGGCGTTGCGGACCTCGCTGACCGCCGCCTACGAGGAAGCCTCGGGCATCCTCGAAGAACACTCCATCAGGCGTCTTCGCGAGCGTCTGACCAGCCGGGAGTGATTTGCCATCGCGGGCATAGACATACGCGAGCGATTGCACGGTGATCATCTTCTGGCGATGGATTCGATACTGGAATGGTCGGAAGAAGTGCACGCCGCCGCGTATCAGATCAGTCTCGAATCCAGCTTCGCCATTCAGCGACATGAAGCCGGATTTCACCGAGCCCCCGGTGCTCCATATTTTCTCAACGACGCCATATTCGTCGTTTTTAATATAGACGCCAATGCCAGTGAATTTGTTGGTGATCCAGAGAACCACCACGATAAGAAGACAAATCCCGAAGTAGATGAGCACATGCGACGCCAAGCCGGAAAGAATTGCTAATGTAAAGTTGATAATTTCTGACAATTTGAATACCTCATTCTGACCATTAGCATATCAGAATGATGTGAGTAATATCACTACTTAATTACGCAACTGGAAGGGTAGCCCGTTGATCCTCGGTGTGTGGCGTGCCGCCAAAATTGAGCAGATCGTAGAGCATGCGCAGGTTCGATTCGGAGGTCTCGTGAACCATCGAGCAGGCGAACGGGATGTTGTCGAAGTGTCGCTGCTCGATCTTGGTCAGTTCCGACCAACGGTAGCCGTACACTGAGAATTCATCTTCGAGATAGGCTTTGATCGCGCGCAGCCGTTGCTGCCCGTCGATCAGCCAGTTATCAACGTGAGGGAGAAAATTGTCGCGCCAATTGTCGACCCGGTTCACCACATAGGTTCCGAGGTGGATGCCCGACCAGCAACTTGTCAGGAAGCGGACCTGTTGCTCCAATGTCCAGAGCGCCGGACGTTGGAACGGCGGCATGCGATGGCCGAGCAGCCACTCGGTCGCGTCGTCGTTCTTATAGAAACCCTTTTCCGGCACTTTCTCGTGCCGGAGGATCAAATGTCCGAGCGTAAAATTGTTCGTCGAAGCGCGCATGATCGGCGGCGGGATGCGTGAAAGAGCGTTCATGTGCGTTCCTCGAACAATGCGAATTGGCGGATGTGAAAATCCGCGATATTAGGATAGTCATCGAGCTTGATGCCATAGTAACAACCAGCCAGAACCTCATCGACTGTGCCGATGCGATGATCCACATACGGGAAATGGAGGATGATCCTGTCACCTTTTTGGAATTTCGGGAGTTTATTGGTCGGAGCCAGTCCGCCATTCAAAAAGATATGCTGCGGGGAATCGATGGGCGGTAGGAGCCGCCATTTCTTGACATACTTCCGACCGCCGATTGGTCGTTGATCTTTCGGTGTGAGGCGGCGGATGACGGCGGCATAAGCCTGATCATCGGTCTCTGCATCGATCACGATCCAGTCGAGCTTGCTTCGCCCAAACCGGTCATTCGCCAGATTCGCGTGCTCGGGGATGAGCGCTTTGAACTTTGCCTTCGCCGCGTACCAAAGAATGGGAATTTCGTAACGCAACAACGTCTCTCCCTGGAACGAATCGGAAGGCTACCACGGATTCGCGAATTGTCAATGAAATAAGCTGAGATCAGCCGCGACGCGACCGATGACCTCAGGCCAGGAATCGGGGGATTTCTGCCGATAAAGCCGAAGCGTCGGATACCACGGCGAGTCCTCACGATCATCCCAGAACCAGCGCCAACATCCATCGAAGCGGGACAGCAACCAAACCGGTTTTCCCAGGCTTCCGGCCACGTGCGCGACCACGCTGTCTATCGTGATGATCAGATCAAGTTGTTGGATGATCGCCGCCGTGTCCAGCATGTCGAAATCATCCCGCAACGGTTTCAGCAATCGTGGATCATCGACCCGATAATCCGACATCTGCAAACTGATGAAAGTGAATTTGCCTGATTGATCCAGCAGTGGTCGCATTGTCTCGAACGGCATCGAGCGGCGCTGGGCGGGCGTCGTGAGAGCCTTTGAAATATCAAAATTGTTGCCAGCCCAAACCAAACCCACGCGCGGTTTATCGGAATACGGTAGTTTATGATCTGCTGGGATGTTGAAGTGTGGGACGGGCGGAATGGTCTCGACGGTGGTTTCCAGGAACGTAGGAGCGTCCAGCATGGGCATCACGACATCGGGATGACATGCATCGTAAGTCGAAAAATCGTGTAGCACATCGAAGGACGGTTGCATGCTCTGCATCAGGCGCACCAGTGGTGCCGACACCAGCAATGTAAGTTTGGCGACGAATGGACGGAGTAATTCCGCGAATCGGATGAACATCACGCTGTCACCAAGACCTTGTTCGCTGAATAACAATACGTGTTTGTCACGAATATCATCGAGCGATTCGGCGAAAGGCTGCTTGAAAACCGGAAACATGTAAGTACCATTCTCAATCATCAGCGCCCTTGAGCGATACAGCTTCCAGGCGAGCGGCCAGTTCCCCATACCAAGATACACGATGGATTTGTTATAGGTCATCACCAAAGGTTCGGGATCGAAGCGTTGACTCTCAATAAGGTCGAGAGCTTCATGTTGTTTCCCCTGCGCCATCAGCATGCAAGCCCATGTGCATGTGACCTCCGCATCAGGTTCGGAGCTACGCCACAAGGCAATCGCCTCATCATCTTTTCCCAACATGTGGAGGCAAACACCCTTGGACGCCAGCACGCTGCGACTCGGATCAAGTTTAAATGCCATGTCGAATGATGCAATGGAATCTTCCCAACGTCCGCACGATGACAGGCACAAACCGTACGCGCGATGAAGATCGGAATTGTCTGGATAGAGCGACAGACCTTGTTCTAAAAAGGACAGGGAGGACTTATAGTCCTTGGCATCCTTCGCTGTCATTCCGGCGTTGATGAACCAGCTAGCATGCGCTCCTGGCCACGCCAGACTGATTTCCAACCAGACGATCCCTTCCTGCGCCTGACCCATGCTCACCAGTGACAGACCGATGATGTGGATGGCATCGAATGCTCTGGCGTCCTTGAGCATGTTCGTCGCGTCATTGACGGCTTCGACATAGCTTTTGTTTAAGAAATGCTCGCGAAACGAATATTCCATTCAGTATCCTATCAATTTAAGGTCGTTTGATACGCGCTCGATGATATCTGGCCATGAATCGGGCGATGTCTGCCGATACAGTCGCATGTTCGGATACCATGGCGAGTCTTCGCGACCATCCCAGAGCCAGCGCCAGTCGCTGTCATGACGTAGTAGCAGCCAGACCGGTTTGCCCAGTGATCCGGCCAGATGGGCGATCACGGTATCGATGGTGATGATCAGATCGAGTTGTACGATGATCGCCGCCGTATCCAACATGTCGAAATCAGCCTGCAAGGGTTGCAGCAATCGTGGTTCCTCGACCAACCGATCCGGTGTCATCAAACTGATGAACGTGAATTTGTCGGATTGGTCGAGCAGTGGCCGCATCGTCTCGAATGGCATCGAACGCCGCCACGCCAACAGCCAGGTTTCGAAACTTAGTGAACTGCCGCCGATCCACGCTAGGCCAATTCTTGGCTTATCCGTGTTGGGCAACCGGCGACTATCGGACACCTCTCGTGGGATGATGAATTTCGGGTTCGGAGGGATGGTCTCGACGGTGGTTTCCAGGAACGCCGGAGCATCCAACATGGGCATCACGACATCGGCATCCGCCTGAATGGCATCGATACCCAATGAACCGTTCTCGACATCGAAATCTCTTGGCTCGGGAGCGACGCTCAGATGCATGCATCGCATCAGGCGAACCAATGTTTTTGGCACCAACAACGTCAATTTGCCGACCACGGGACGGAGCAATCCGGCGAAGCGCGCGAACATCAGGCTGTCGCCGAGACCTTGCTCACTGAACAGCAGCAGATGTTTGTCACGAATGTCGTCAAGCGAGTTGGCGAATGGTTGCTTATACGCACCGAACATAGGTACGCCATTATCGACCATCAAGGCCCTTGAGCGATAGAGCTTCCAGCCTAACGGCCAGTTTTGCATGCCAAGGTATAAAAAGGATTTGTTGTAGGTCACCGCTGGTGGTTCGGGATCAAAATGATGGCTCTCGAACAGCGCGAGAGCTTCCTGTGGTTTCGCCTGCGACAATAGCAAGAGACCCCAGGAGGAGATGACTTCAGCCGTTGGCTTGGAGTCACGCCACAAGGCAATCGCCTCATCGGGTTTTCCGAGCATGAAGAGGCAAAGACCTTTTCCAGCCGCAACGTTATAGGTCAGATCATTTTGTGAGACCGTGTCAAAGGACTTGATCGCCTCTTCCCAACGACCCGTCAATATCAGACATAAACCACGGGCGTAAGTCAGATCGGTGTTGGCCGGATACAGCGTTAGTCCTCGCTCCAGGAACATCAACGCGTATTCAGGATTTTGTGAATCCTTCATCGCCATGGCGGCGTTGACGAACCAGCCGGAATGCGCCATTGGCCATGCCAGGCTGGTCGATAGCCATTTGATCCCCTCATGCACCTTACCGTCGCCAACCAGTGACAGACCGATGATGTGAATGGCATCGAACGCCTTGGCGTCCTTGAGCATTTCTGTCGCGCTGTTGACTGCTTCGACGTACTCTTTTTTTAGAAAATGATCACGAAACGAATAATCCATCCACCATTATCACTTGCGTCGTGATCAAATTCAAGTAATTTCCCACGATCCACGCCAATAGATCGGACGCGGGCGGGGGAACGGCGACCAGGTCGGTTGAACCTCAGACAAGGGTGATTCAGATGTAAACTCCGCCATGGCAGGTATCCGCAGAGGCGAAATTCATCAATATCACCGGCTATTTCATGCCATGGAGAGATGGCATTGTGTTCGCGAACATGCCCGGCACCGATGATCTTTACATTCCCATTTTTTCCACCGTGGCGAAACTGAACGCGATGATGAAGCAGACGAAGATTCCCTTCAAGAGTATCAAACGCATCGATGATGGGCCTAACTTTCTTGATGGCATACGGAATTCAAAGCCGCCTGAGGGTCATCCCGACGTACAGGTCAAAATCGCGGTTGATCCCTATTACACCAAGAGGGGAACGGTTCGTTTCACTCAGATAGTTTAGATGGTGAATAAATACATGTATGAAATTATCCCCCTGGAATTCCGGCATCAAGGGCAAAACTTATCGCACCATGGATCGCTGGATATCGCAGTTCTTCGGTCGCGGTGGCACGGCGGTCTACGTTCATCTTTGCCTTGGACCTTATCAGCAGGATTACGCGATGATGAACGCCGATGGCTCGACCGTGCCAGCGGCCTCGCCGGATACCCCGGCAGTGAGCGGCAACATCACCAGCATTCAGGACGTGTTGTTCCTGGAGAACAGAGACCTGCAATTTTCCACCTCGGTCTACGAGATGCGCGGTATCTACAATCTTAACGATCTGGATTTCGATTTGCGTCAGTTTGGCATGTTCTTGCAGAACGACACATTGTTCATCGAGTTTCATTACAATGACATGATCAATTCACTGGGCCGGAAAATCATGGCCAGTGATGTGCTTGAACTGCCGCATCGCCGTGATGATCAAATCGACATAAACGCACAAGCGGTCAACAAGTTCTACGTGGTCGAACAGGCCAGCAGATCGGCGGGCGGCTACGCGCCAAACTGGTATCCTTATGTCTGGCGATGCAAGGTATCGCCAATGCCAGCCACGCAGGAATACACTGACATTTTGAACATGCAACAAACCAACCCGTATGGGTTTCAGGACCCCGGCACGATTGGCAGTCTGATCAGCACGATTGGCTTCGACATGGGGATTGATGAGGCGGTCGTGGCGGACGCCAAGCTACAGGTGCCGAAGCGCTATCTCGAAACGCAACAATACTGGATCATGGTGCCGGAGAACCCGCTTGAGAATCCCTGGGTGTTCGCGGGCGATGGCATCCCACCCAACGGAGCCCCACTCGGCACCGGCAAGACCTTTCCGGATTCTCCCGCGCAAGGCGATTATTACCTGCGCACGGACTATCATCCGGCGACGTTGTTTCGATGGAATCAGGCGCAAAACAAATGGGGCATTCAGGAACAGGACTGGCGGCAAAGCGATTGGAGTGCCGCGCATCGTTTGTTGCTGGACTTCATCAACAATCAAAATACATCGGTGTTTTCAGATGGCACCAGCGCGCCGACCAGGCAACCGCTCAGCCAGGCGGTCAAGCCACGAGCCGATTTTTGAACAAGTCTGGATTTCTGAGATAATTTCGATAATCCCGCTCGATCCAGGTGATGATCCCCAGCACGTTGTAGCCCCGAATGATCTCATCGGTGATCACGTAATCCTTTAGCCAGATTTTCTTCTCAGGGGTGATGTAGTGATTGCTGATCCTGATCACGTATCGTCGGTCGTCTTTAGGCAGCAAATAACGGCTCGCCGCGCGATGATTAATTCGACCGATGCTGGTTCGCCGACGAATCCATCCTCGGCGCACGAGCCGTCGCACGACCGCTTCGATGGTCGCCAGATAAGATTCTTTCCATCTGATGTAATCGGTAGTCGCATTTCTGACCCGTGCGGCGAAGGGCTTGGACCAATCTTCGGCAATCAGGTAGTTAAAAGGATCATCGGACATTTTTTGACTATATCATGGGATTGCCAGTATAGCAAATCCATGAAAGGGTCTCCCGACACGTGGAGATGCCTCATGACCATTGGTATGATATTTCGTCGCTCATCCGTTTTCGCGCGCAAATGCCACGAGCCATGGGCGGTATTCTCGCCTGAAGAAATCAAGGAGGCAATGGGGTCCAGTTCAGACCTCAATAAAAGGGTCGTCGATGGCATAGCGTTTGAGTTATCGAAAACCACGAAATTATGTTGCGGAATTGAATCTTTTTCCAAGCAAGGCAAGGAACCAGAAGCGGTTTATCTCGTGATCAGTCATACAAATGAACGATATATGGTGGCACGTCGCCATGCGAGAGAAGAATTCCTGAGAAAACATGGCGGGAATGTCACCGGAGACGAATTGGCACGACGGACCTAATCTTTATAGCCAGTCGGATATTTCATCAGATGATCCTGCGCGAAGGACACACACTCGCGAAGGTCCGACCAGCGGGTACGCTCGATGAAGTCTTCGGTTCGATTGGAGGGAGAGGACTCATACTCCCACCCGCCATCGCGATTGAGACAGAAATTGTCATCTCCCACGATGGCCCATGATGGCGGACTCTGCATCAGGGATCGACGGCACACGGTGAGGGTCATCAGACCGGGTCGGGGCTCGTGCTTATAGGACAGCAGTTCGAATTTGGTGGCCAGCGCGAGCAATTCTTCGTCGGTCATATTCGCCCACTACCACTGGGTGATGCAAAGTCCTGCACGGCCTTCCATATTTTATCGATATCGAGTTCCTGAGGTTTGTTTCGTTTTTCGAGCCGAACCCGATACGCGTCGATTTCCGCCGCGCACGTCGAGACGCTGCTGACCTTGAAATGCAAACCAATTGGTGGCTCATCGGAGTACACGGTCAGTACGTATTGCTTGTTATCGATGCAGCAAATGAGTCGATCCCCAATGATCCAATGATCCGGAAGTAACTGATCCGGGGCAAAGATTTTAGGCTCTCTCTCCATGCCTCATTCTCCCTATAGAACGTCCCGGTCATCACCTTGATGGCTCTTGTCAGGATTTGGATTTACCTCGAAGCATTCGTAGCCCGCCTGATGCTCGAAGGTGAGCAATCCAAGCCTCGGCGCATCCGGATTGGTGCACACACACCAATCCGCTCCAAGGTCGCCTGCCAACCACGCCGCCCAGCGACAGTCACACGAGCAGTCAGGGTAGGCATGATGGTCCTCGTCGGCCCATCGCACGACCTCGCCGCCGTAGTCAGTGTAATCGGTCGGCAGCCGCTTGCAAACGGCCAACAGGTTTTCGTGCGTGGTGGGCATGGGAGATGTCTAACATCCTGGCGGCGGTCTGTATAGTCAGTCGAACTGGCTCATGTGGCTTTCGCCGCCGAAGCGCGCCATGATCATGACATCCTCAGGTTCAAAAACCACGATCTGGGCTTCTATCTGGCTGTCCCGATCATAGCCGCCGATATAGCCAGCACCGGCAAGACTCAGATTCACGAGTCGTTTGTGATCCCGAGAGATTTTCCAATCGTACATGAAATCATCCAAGGTGATTTCCATTCTCTTGCCATCAGGATGCGGCCAATGTTCGTTCTGATATTTCGCATAACCGCCCAACAGGATGTTGAATGTTTCAGGCGCGGGATTTTTGGTCGTCGCCAGATTGAACAAGGGTCCTTTCCTGACCACGCATGTTAGCACGAACCCTCGTTCCCTGGCCCAGGTATTCGCCAGCCATTTTTTGGCTGTGACGTAGACGCCCGGACCCAGTTCTTCGATCCTCGGCGTGTTTGTCACCGGTAATTTGAAATCGTCAAACCGGCGTCGTGTTCCATGGTACCACAATTTGGATACATCGAAACCGGCTTGTTCCGCCTTCGCGAGCATGTCCGCTGATGGTGTACGAGGAAATTTGCCTTCGACGATTTGATCGTAATTCATGATAATATTTAGGTTTTTGGCAGACATAAATAGCGTGTGGAGGGAACATGCGAGTAGATTTCGAAACATGTCTTAAATTCACACTTTCCATGGAGGGTGGTTGGAGCGACAATCCCGATGACCCAGGCGGTGCCACCATGGAAGGCATCACGTTGGATGTTTACCGGGAATTTCAGAACGATCCAAGCCTCACGGGCGATGATCTGAAGAACATTCCCGACGACGTGGTCGCCGCGATTTATCAGCGAGATTATTGGAACGCAACCAGTTGTGATGATCTGCATGCTGGTGTCGATCTGATGGTCTTCGACATGACGGTCAACTCAGGTTCTCATGGCGCGAAAATCCTTCAGGCGGTTATCGGGACTGACATCGACGGCGTCATTGGCCCGATCACCATCACCGCAGCAAACCGTATCAACGCCGTGAAACTGATCAACGCCTTAGCGGTTCAGCAATCGGAGTTTTATCGGTCTCTGCCGAGCTTCATTTACTTTGGCAAGGGTTGGCTCACCCGCGTGCATGCCAGACAGGCGGCAGCCCTGTCGATGGCGGCTGATCTCCTGCCAATCATCCCTAAAACCGTGATCAAGAGCGTGAAAGTCACCGAGGCACCGCCCGTGGGCTTCTATTCGCTGATCGGAAAACTATGAGATGTCATCATCATATTTAAGCTCCATTACGCCCTATGAGTATTTCTATGACGGACAGCAGCGCCGCTTCCTGGAACAAATCGTGCGGGCGTTTTCTGGTTTCCAGTATCAGACTGGCATGCAGGGCGGCAATCCGCCGCAAACTGTCATGGTGCCATGTCACATGGCGATGACCAGCGCGATGGTCGCGACCATCAAGGACAACGGCACCGAGAACGCCGCCAATGTGTGCCCGATCATCACCATCTGGCAGACCGGTCTGAATGGTCGCGTCACCGACCTTCAGAATCCGGCGTTCATCGATCACCGACAGGTATTCGAACGCGAGATCATCGACGGCCAGTATGGTCCCAACATCGGTAATACCTATAACGTGGATCGCATCATGCCGTTGCCGTTCACGATGAACGTCCAGGTTGATCTCTGGACCAGCAATCTGGATCAGAAATACCAACTATTGGAACAAATTTGCACCGCCATGTGGCCGCAGTTCGAGATACAGAATTCCGATAATGCCCTGGACTGGACGGCGATCACGATCTGCTTCGTCGAGGATGAAATTGAGTTCTCATCGAGAACAATTCCCATTGGGGCCGCGTCTTCGAACGATAATCTTGATATCGCCACGATCAGGCTCAGACTTCCGATCTATCTCACCGCTCCCGCCAAGGTGCGCAAGATGATCCGGATCGAACAGGTCGTCACCAATGTCGTGGAGGAGGGGGGACCGCTGCGGAATGTGTCACAAACCTACATCACGACACCGCATGATAATTTCATCTCCATAAGTGGAAATCAGATCACCCTGCTGAACAGCAGCGGCGGAGCCACTCTGACGAACGGCTCGGTTCCGTCCTGGAATGATTTGTTCAATTATTATGGCATGTTCACACCAGGCGTCAGCGAGCTTCGGCTCTATCTGTCATCGGACATCGAGGGACCGTTCGTCTCCGGGACGATACAGTATGGCAGTGAACCGAATCTGGTCATCTGGAACATCGACAGCGATACTCTGCCAGCGAACACCTTGCTGCCGGTCGATGCCGTGATCGATCCGCTCAAGACCTATCCTGGGCAAATCCTGCCGGTGCCAATCGACGGCATTAGATATTTGCTGATCAGCGATGTGGGCAATTCCGCCGCCTGGGGCAGCCTCAGGGCATCAACCAATGACATCATCCAGTACAGCGCGATGATGTCGCAATGGAACGTCGTTTTCAACAGCAAGATGCTGCCAGAATCACAATACGTCCTCAATCTTCATACCGGTCGTCAGCTTAGTTGGAATGGCGCTGAGTGGATCATGTCGATTGATAACTTCTATGCTCCTGGATATTGGCGGATTTCTCTCTAGTCAATAGTTTTGAGCTTGATGCGGACTATACTTGTATTGTATAGTCATGCGTAATGTATCACTTTGTCTACAAGACTACATGCTTAATCACCGAACGATTTTATTACGGTATGCACTCGACTGAGAAATTAGATGATGGCTATCTCGGCTCCGGCAAGGTTCTAAAGCGGTCCATTAAGAAGCATGGAAGACTGAATCATGTTATAGCTCGTTTGGAATTTTTCACTGAACGTAGTTTATTGAAGGTCCGAGAAAAGGAAATCATCAATGAGGACCTTATCAAGAACCCCCTATGCATGAATATTAAGCTTGGCGGTGAAGGTGGTGGTGTTAAGGGAGTGACCCGAACCATAGAAACTAAGATGAAAATGTCAGCAAGCTGGCGCATTTATCCTAGAGTAATTGATCCAGAAAAGCTTAGAATTGCTCAGTTAGGGAAGAAGCATAGCGAGAAAACCAAGCAGAAAATGTCTGCTCTAAGACTGGGAAAGAAACTTCCTCCATTGTCAGAGGACCACAAGAGTAAGCTGTCAGAAGCTAGACGAAAGCGAATAATCTCTCAAGAGACTAAAGATAAAACATCCAAGACAAACAAGGAAAGAAACGTTCGTCCACCGAAATTAACGGAGGAATGGCGTCGTTTGCAGATTGACGCTGTCTCTCAGGCATTGCTTGGCAAAAAGCATCCAAGAATAACCTGTCCTCACTGTGATAAAATTGGAGGAAGATCGGCGATGAAACAGCATCATTTTGATAATTGTAAGGAAATAGCACATGAATAGAAGACTTTCCATAGGTGTTTATGCGATAGCTCTCAACGAGGCTCAATTCGCAGAGAAATGGGCGACATCAGCAGCGGACGCCGATTATCTGTTCGTGGGCGACACCGGCTCGAAGGACGACACGATTGAGCTACTTCAGCAAAATAACGTGAATGTGACCTCGATAGCCATCAAGCCGTTTCGCTTCGATGACGCCAGGAACACGACAATGGCTCTTCTTCCATCTGATCTCGACGCAATCATAGCTTTGGATATGGATGAGGTGCTGGTGCCGGGATGGCGCAAGATGATCGAGGATAACTGGGAAGAAGGCTGCACGAGGTTCAGATATAAGTACACGTGGAGTTGGTTCAAGCCAGATGTGCCAGATGTCGTATATTATGGGGACAAAATCTCCGGGAGACATACTCACAGATGGTCTCACGCCGTGCACGAGGTGTTGACACCAAAGACACCAGAGGTCATGTGCTGGTTGCACGATACACTGATCAAGCATTATCCGGATAGCACGAAGCCGCGCAGCCAGTATCTCCCGTTACTCGAACTCGCCGTGCGGGAAATCCCCGATGACGACAGGAACGCGCATTATCTGGGCAGGGAATATTTCTACAACGCGCGCTATGATGACGCGATTAAGGAACTCACCAGACACCTGAACTTACCACGTGCGCTGTGGCCAGCCGAGCGGGCCGCGTCCATGCGCTTCATGGCGAAAAGCTATGCCTGTCTCGGCGATACCGCGAAAGCCAGATATTGGTACACCAACGCCACGTTCGAGGACGTGAACTCTCGTGAGGCACTGACGGATGCCGGTACATTCGAACTTTCACAAAACGCGTTTTACACCGTGCTGTCACACTGCGAAAAAGCATTGAATATTCCTAGTGATGGTGGTAACTATCTGAACGAGCGTTACGCTCTCTCGGAAGGACCCTATGATCTGGCGTCGGTGGCGCATTTTCATCTTGGGAATAAAGCAAAGGCTCTCGAATTCGTGAAAATCGCACTGTCCTTCAATCCGGATGACGTTCGTCTCCAGAACAACCTGAAAATGATGGCGGCATGAGCGGGGCGAAACCGAACGTTTGTTTTTCCGGTGGCGCGGAAGGCAGTGACCTCGCCTGGGGCAGGGTCGCCAAAAGCATTGGTCATGGCGTTATCCACTTCGGATTCGCCGGGCATAAATCCAAGGCACCAGTGGAGGAAATTGTCATCCTGCCCGATGACGATTTAAGCTCAGCCGATCCTTACTGTGAGCTTGCCTCTGCCAGAATCAAACGACATTGGCCCCCAAAGTCTCCCTTTGTGAAGAATTTGCTGCGCCGAAACTGGTTTCAGGTGGAAATATCCGCAAGCTGTTACGCGATCAGTGATTTTAAGCTCAACAACGCTCGATTCGAACTCGGACAACAGCTTGTTGATGGCATGGTGGGTGGTGGCACGGCCTGGGCGACGGCGATGTTCATCGACCGGCATGGTGGCAACGCATGTCCATGCTACGTGTTCGACCAGGACACTTGTTATTGGTTCGAATGGAAGGGCGTGTGGACCCGAATCTATGAGCCGCCCAAGCCGAAGGATGTTTACGCCGGGATTGGCACGAGAAAATTGAACATGGTGGGGAATCTGGCCATCGAGGTACTGATGGATTACAAGCAAGATTTTCATTCGAAGACTTACCCAATGCTAAGACCAATCAATGAAGAAGAAACCTGAACATATCAAGACTTACAACAAATTGGTTCAGAAGACTCTCAAAAAGGTCAACAAATGGGTTAAAAAGCACCAGAAAAGGCCCAAATAAATATGGAGATGAATCATCATCGACTTAAGACACTTTTTGTCAAACGAACATTACTGAACGCAGACGACATCCGACAATGGGCCAGATCACAAGGTTTCAAGAGCACATTGTCGGTCGGCGACATGCACGCCACGATAGCTTTCTCCAAGGAGCCGTTCGATTGGAGCGATCTGCAACCGATCAGCAAAAACCTGACGATCATGGGTGGCAAGCGCACCATCGAGATGTTTGATGACGCCATGGTGCTGTGCTTCTCAACCGACATGCTGCACGAGCGTTGGCAGGAATTTCGTGACGATGGTGCCAGCTATGACTTCAATGAGTATCGTCCACATGTCACGATCAGCTACGTGGAGCTTCCAGAAGACGTTGATCCATACGAAGGCGATCTGAAGTTTGGTCCAGAGAAATTCTCTGAAATCAACGACAACTGGGATGACAATTTGCGCGAAGATGACTTATAAT